ACACCACAAGAAGAAAGACAAAGTAATATACAAAAATTCCAGGACCCCGATTCTGGAGTCCGGTTTTTTATAGGAACTACACAAACCGGTGGCTATGGTATTACACTTACAGCTGCATCAACTATGATATATTATTCTAATGGCTATGACCTAGAAAAAAGACAGCAATCAGAGGCCAGAATAGACCGTATTGGTCAGACAAAACCAATGACTTATATTGACATCATATGTGAGAATACTGTAGATACGCGAATAGTAAAAGCGCTACGTAAGAAAGTAGATATAGCTACACAGATAATGGGAGAGGATTTAAAAGAATGGATTTAAGACCTGGAGTTGTAATTAGAATGGGACTATGGATTAGTCTTACTATGTGTATGCTCTGGATGTTAAATTAAATCTACAGCTTTACCAATAATAGGTTTGTATTTAGTTTTTTTATCTTCTCTGTATGCTCTTAGATATTGATGTCTAGGATTAAAAGGTATGTAACTTGCATGAATCCATCCTGAGTTAGGTTCGCCAGGCGTGTAGTACTCGAGGATCAATTGATCTACTTCACAATTCATTTTAACCCAGTCTGCTACTTCAGCGTTGTCAACTCCCATACATTCGAAATCAAC